AGAATCTTTGATGAGACCGAATTGTGGATATTTCATCTTCACAACAATTTTATCATTGATTGCAATTTCTGGATCAACTACCTCTTCAGATTCTGGATATATCTCAGTCAAATTGATTTTCGACTCCATGATATTACCACATTCTTTAGTGTCAGTAACTTTATTGTTGCAACGATACTTTGATTCTGAAATTTCACCAACAGACTTTGCTCTGAGGTTGATGAAATAATATTCAACATCAATAATTGGAAGTTCATCCAAATCAACACCTTCAGTCATTGTACAAACATTCAGAATCTCTCTGATGTTGTGTTGAATAGTGTCCGCATCACCAGATTCCATTGCCATCAGAAGATTCTTTTGTTCTTTGACTAGAAATGGTCTGTATTTTATTTTCTTTTTTGAAAGTGGCAATTCAATTTCATATGTTGGCACTTCAAGTCTTGGTAAAGCCATAGTAACTCCTTATAAATTCAAACGATGGTTTCCCATCTAGTATATGCAAATGTTGCATTCAGTTTATGATATCCATCAGAACTCCAATCCAAGTCCATCTGATTGATTGAAATTGGATATGAATCAATAAATTTTACTTCATATGTAACTTTGTCTGTAACATCATATTGTTTAACGGTGATATCCGTGCAATATGTTTCTCTATAGGTGAAGTTATTGGTGAAAGAAGGATTGATAAGCTGCATCCATGCGTCAAACAACCTCTTTTGTATCATGTTACTATCAACAATTAATGTTACATCAAGATCGTTGTATGTTGTAAGATATGGCAATTTTTCAATTGGTCCATAAGTTCTTTGTTCTGTTGTTGCTAAAGTTCTTCCTGGTATCTGTGCATTTTCGCATCTGAATGTTAATATATCTTGAGAATTGCCCAAAGAATACAAACCTTCTGGAAGAGGAAAAAATACCTGAAATCTATTTGGTCTGGCGAAATCGCCTCTAAAAGATGAAACTATTCTGTCAATTGATAATGACATTTATGAATTCCTTATTTCTTCGATAGAATCTTGCCAAACTGATTTGGCGGCTTGTTTTTTAAACTGGTGTACCGGCAGGTACGTTGCCACATCCCACTCATCAGGTTGAACCGCCAGGATTCTGGATCTGACATGTGAGTATAAGTACTGTTTCACGCACGGCCTGAACTCCCTCAGTCGCCTGGTTGCGTCCAGTATGTCATAGGTTATACGGATGCGTTTAATCTCATCATTCTCATCATAGATGGCTCTACCCATTAGTTTACGCATGAACAGGATTCGGTAATTAACCGGTAAATAATGCAGATTTAAACCTAAAAACCCGTCAGATTGCCTTTGAAGCGGCATCACCAGTGGAAATCTATCATAATATGGCAATTCAACTTTGGTTTTGGGATCATATATGAAGAAATACAAACCACCAAGTAAAAACTTCTGTCTATTTGATGGTGGTGTGTATCTAAACTTTTCCCTCGTCATTGGTGGGATGTATGCAGTTGGATTTCTGAGCTGCAACATCTTTTGTCTTAACCATGCAAAAGACTGGCGACTCATGTTCTGAACGCCAGCCGCAGATTTTTCTTCTGCTATTGTAGTGAGTATTGAAGGTTTTGTAGCCATGTAATATTTAGTTAGAGTCCAAGGTGTTCTTCGGTGATGATTTTGAACTCCCAACCACGGTCCAAACAGTATTCGGTCGCGGCTTTCCATTTTGCCTGATTGACACCCCAAGTTGCAACTTCATTGATATACTGTTTCGTTACTCTTTTCTTGACTTCTGGCGCGTGTGTTTGTTTCTTTGGTTTGACTTCCAACATCATTGTTTTTTGTTTTCCGTCTTTTGTTCGCACCTTGACTAGAAAATCTGGAAAATATCTGTGCCACTTTTCATCAACCGGCGATATATAAGGAACAATCATTTCCTCAGAAGCCCATGATATTATATCTGGATTTTTGTCGAGCCAGTTCATCACCCTACATTCCCAAGATGAACGATAAACAATATTTGTGTGATCGCCCACATATTTCCGTGGATTTCTGGGTCTAAACAGACCTTTGTAAGATGATTTGTATGTCATATAAATATTATGTATGCACTCTGCAAACAAGAAAATAAGGTATTAAATGGCAACAGCAAATACAGCCACTCAAACTGTTTATAACGAAATTACACAACCGGTTTTTGACCCCTCAGCTGGTCCTGCGGCGGATTTGTACAAGACAAAGTATACAGTTTCTTCAAATTATTCATTATCTTATCCCAAAGATTTGGAAAGTTCAAGAAAAGGGCATGCTGTTTATTTTGATATATATGAAATTAATCCTGTTTCTTTGGCAGAAACACTAAAGCCTTTTGGTATAAATTTAGATGCTCCTGCGGCGGCACCTGTTACCAATGAAAATGGTGGGCACACAGTCACCAATCCCAATGAAGTTACTTCTCAAGGTTTAGTAGCTGGCACCAAAAGTTTTTTTAAAAGTGTGATTAGCCCAACCGCGGTTAACATTTCTCCCAGAACTAAAGATAATGCAGTTGCAACCATTGCATTGTACATGCCCGAAACAATGAATTTTAATTATGATGCGGCATATAATAGTTTAAGTTTGTCATCGGCTATAAATTCTACACCCATAACCAGTCTTGGTGGGTTGACAAATGCTATAACATCGATAGCGGAAAATTCAGCTGTTAAGTTGGCGATGAGTGCTGCAGGATATGTTTTCAATCCACAACAACAAGTGTTGTTTGAGGGCATAGATTTTAGACCATATGACATGACATTTACTTTTACACCAAGTTCACCTGAAGAAACCAGAAGCGTGAATGCTATCATAAAAACACTTCGTTATCATGCTGCACCACAAATAGGTGGCGTAGGAGGATTCTTCTTCATACCACCATCAGTTTTTAATGTTTCTTTCCGTTACAACGGAAAAGTAAATCCAAACATAAATCTTCTGAAGAGAAGTGTTTTGAAAAGTGTGAATGTAAATTATGCACCAAACGGATGGGCAGCTTTCGAGGGTAATGGTGCACCAGTTCAAACAGTTGTATCACTTCAATTCCAAGAAATCGTTCTTGTCGATAAGACTCAGATCAACCAAGGATTCTAATGAGTTATTTTGCAAAATATCCAAAAGTAGTCACAACTCAGAAAGATGGCACAAGAAGTGTCATGGTGAATTTGCTGGCTAGAAGTAGTATTATACAAACTCTATTGGACAATCCACTTCTATTCTATAGTTATGATGTGCAAGATGGTGAAACACCAGAAATGATTGCACATAGATATTATAATGATTCCTATTTTTACTGGTTAATTCTTTATGCAAATCAAATAAGTGATCCACAATGGGGTTGGCCACTGGATCGTGCATCTTTCGAAAGATATATTGTTGAAAAGTATACAACCGAAAATCCATATTCAACAGTACATCATTACGAAAAAATTATTTCACAATATGAATCTTCAACAAGAACCACGACAGAAAAAAAGATAACGATTGATGAAGATACATATAATAGTTTGGCACCATCTAAAACCGTTTATCAATTTCCAACGAGTACAACAACAATAACAATTTCAAAAGCAGCAATAACGTTGTATCAATATGAGTTGGATTTGAATGAATCGAAAAGAAACATAAAAGTTATAAAGAAAGAATTTGCACAAACTATTAATTCGCAATTTGAAACACTAATGTCTGAATAAAATGATTGATACTCCAAAAAACGCAGCTTACTATCCTCAAAGTGCGAGCGTAGATGAATTAAGAATCTTTGCATCAACTGGTGAGTTTGATGTGACTAAGCTTTTTACGGAATTGTGTTTTTTCGAGGACATGTACAGCTTTGTTGTTTCTGGTTATGTTATCATACGTGACGGTGTTGGATTGGTGGAAAAGTTACAGTTATCTGGTAAAGAAGAGATTCAAATTAGTTTTGGTCAAGTAAAAGGTGGTGCAGAAAATATTGGTAAGTTACCTGGAAATTTAAAAAAATATAGAATTTATTCCATACCAGATAGAAAACCGGTTGGAAATCAATCGAGTGAATATCTAAAAATATATTTTTGTTCAAAAGAATTATTCGATTCTGAACAAACAAAAGTGGTGAAATCTTACAAAGGTAAGGCAATACATCAAATTATAACTGACATTCTTTTAACACAATTGAAAGTTGATCCCAAAAGATTCGACTTACAAAATTTTGAGAAAACAGTTGGTGTTTATGATTTTCTAATTCCAACACTTCGACCATTTGAGGCAATAAGTTGGATGTGTACATAT